CTTTCTTCTAAGCTTTTGATGTGATCTTGCTTTTCTATACAAAATTTTGAGTCTAATAAAAGAAAAGTACTGCTATCAAAAGAACAGGGTTACCTATTTAGGTTTACGTCCCAGGATGCTCTGTGGCAGCCCCACATTATCCAGGGAAAACTCAATGCGATTTGGAAGACTAAGTTATCTCCAATTCTAAGTAAATTAACTTGCTACAAATTCAAATTCAAATCTCGAAGTTGGTGATCGAGAGTTAATCTCCCAACAACATGAAACTGTTACCATGTCTTCACAAGGTGTGGCACCAATTTCTCAGGCTTTACCTAGTATTGTTGATATTGATACTAAGTATTTACATATGACCGTTAAAGAATTTCGCGAACACACAGTTAAAGATTTTTTATCTCGACCTATTGTAGTTTCTGCTGTTTCTTCTCTTTGGTCTACGACCCAAGCACAGGCTACTCAATTGGCTACTTATAATTTTCCTGACTCTCTTATTACTAATATTATGTACCAAGAAAAACTTAAAGGTTTTGTTGGTTTGCGTGGTACTCTTAATGTTCGTGTTCAAGTAAATTCTCAACCTTTTCAAGCTGGCCGGCTCATGCTGCAGTATATTCCATATGCTCAGTACATGCCTGACCGTGTTACAACAATAAATTCTACATTACAAGGACGATCTGGTTGTCCTCGTGTTGATCTTGATCTTAGTGTTGGTACTGAGGTCACTATGGAGATACCTTATGTTTCTCCTCATGCTTTCTATAATTTAGTTACTGCTCAAGGTTCTTTTGGTTCAATTTATTTAGTTGTTTATTCTCCTCTTCAAGATTCTACTGGTGCTTCATCTGTTGAATATACTGTTTGGGCTTGGCTCACTAATGTTGAAATAGAGTATCCTACAGGTGCTCCAATTAACACTACATTTGGGCCACGAATTGCTGCTGAAGTGGAACGTGCAGATGTGCAAATGGAACTGAAACAGCTAGCTGATAATAAATCACCATCTGCTGGTGTTGGTAAGATAGCTTCTGGTCTTCAAGATCTTTCTCGCATTCCTATTGTTGGAAATATGTTTACTCATCCTGCATGGATTTCTTCTAAAGCTGCTAATTTGTTGAAACTTTTGGGTTATTCTAAACCTACTTCTCAAGGTATGGTTTGTGAATCTAAATTGCGAACACAGGTTCGCATGGCTAATTATAATGGTGTGGATGCTTCACATAAACTCGCACTTGCGTGTGATAATGAAATTGAAACTCAACCTGGTCTTGCAGGAACTTCTATTGATGAGATGGCTTTGAGTCGTATCGTTTCTATTCCTAACTATTGGGCTACATTTTCTTGGCCAACTGCAACCACTACTGGTACGCTTTACCAAGATTATGTTACCCCTACTAAAATTAAACCTATTTCATCTATCATCACTAATAGATTTGTTACTACCCATATGGGTTATACTGCTAATACTTTTGGTTTGTGGAGAGGTTCTTTGATTTACACTTTTAAATTTGTTAAAACTCAATTTCATTCTGGACGTTTGATGATTTCATTCTTCCCTTTTGCTTATAATGTTGATTTGACAACTTCTAATGGTGATGTAAATAAGTGTTATCGTATGATTGTTGATCTTCGTGACTCTACAGAAGTTAGTTTTACTGTTCCTTATGTTTCATCAAGACCTTGGATGAATACAACTCGTCCTGGTTCTACTATTTTGGGCGCTTCTAATCAATTTCTGTATACTGCAGCCACTGGAGTAATCCAAGTGGATGTTTTGAATCAGCTTAAAGCTACTAGCACCGTTGTTGGTAACATCAATGTTCTTGTTGAAGTTGCTGGTGGGCCTGATCTGAAATTTGCTAATCCTACTTGTCCAAATTATGTCCCTTATTCTGGTTTGTTAACTGCCGCCAGTGATTTTGAAGTCATTGAGAAAGCAGATGTACAAGTTTTTATGGGTACAGATGAATCTATACAACGTAATGAAGCACAAATGGGCCAAGTGCCTGCTTCTATTGATTCTCAATCTATTGAATCTAATTGGGCTCCGGAAGCTTTGTGTATTGGTGAAAAAGTGATGAGTGTACGGCAACTTATTAAACGTTTTGGCATAGTTAGTTCTCCAACTCAACAAACTGCTACTATATTAGTAATTGCTCCTTTTTCTGTTTCGCCACCACAATCGAATACTACTAGTTTGCAAGCTGTTCCACAATTTGAATATTGGTATTCTATTTATGCTTTTTGGCGTGGTTCTATGCGGTGGAAGATGCTTAATATGCGTGCTGACACTGTTGGTGGAACTCGAGAATTTAATCCTTCTCCCTATTTAATTAAACAATTTTCTTCTTTAGGTGATTCAATGCAATCTTTGATTTCAAATCTTGCTACTTCTCTAACCATAGTTACTCCAGTTGTTAATTCTTTAGATGTCTCAGCTTCTTCAACTTCAGAAACAGTAGTTTTACCATCTTTAGAAGGAATGGTTGAATTTGAAGTTCCTTATTATAATGTTTCACACATTACTCCTGCTGTTTATGCTCCTGCACCTAGTGTAGTCACTAACTCTGGTTTTATGCTTGGTAACACGCCACCTCAGCTTGTTACTATTGCACCTTTTTCAACACCTTCTGCTACTAATGTTCAGTTTTCAACTCATTATCGTGCTCCTGGTGATGATTTTTCCTTTTTCTATTTACTAGGGGTTCCTCCTCTTGTAAATTACACACGTTAGTGTGTTTTCCCCCTTTTTCACGCGTAGTGCAGAGATGTATGATGCGTTAGATATATTCCAAATTGAATGGTATGGATTAAAATATATCTTATTGAATTAGTATAGGCTACCATTTCCCCTTTTCCAACGGGTGTTTTCCG